CTACCAGAATAGATACGGTGGCAATATGAGTCAGCATCCCAACCATAATCCAAAAAGTCCTTGTACATCTGCTCTACAAGAGATGTCGTCGGAACAACTAGAAGAATTTTTTCGCCTTTATCCACATAGTATCTTACGAGGGAATAAATCATTAGTGATTTGCCGCTCGCTGTGGGGCTTATCAATAGTTTTCTATTATGCTTTAGGGCACCATATACTCCCTCAATTTGATACTTCCTGGGAGTATGGACACAAATGGAATGCATATAATCCTTGACACCCTCATATGAGATATGCTCATTCTCCTCATATGGAGTACCATAGAACTTATTATCTTCAAACTTGTAAGTGTATCCGTATTGCTTACAGAAATTGACAATCTTATCTAAGAGTCCAACATAAATCTGTTTGGATCTCATATCATACAAATGAATCTCCCCATTCCAATTCCTTCCACGGTACTGGGGCATAAACTTTGCATTAGGAACCTCAAACTTAAAGTGATCTCTAAGTTCGTATTCAATGTGAGGTTCCGTATTAATCTTTAAAAATACTTCGTTGGATTTAGATATAACAAGGTTTGCTGTTGTATCAATCACATGAATCCATTCATCTAGGGGTATTTATCTACCCTAGTCCAGCATTAAATCTCATGAACTCAATTGCATTTTTGATTTGGTATGTACGATTAGTAATCTGCTTTAGAATGCTTTCAATATAAACAAGCATTGTATCGTAGTAATCAATCTTCAAGCAAATTGTTGAAAGTTTCTCATCTGCATCCAAATATTTTTGCATAGTGTCCTTATCCCTAATTTTTTTAGGAAATGGATTCTCCACATAAACATCAGGATCTGCTTTTCCACTAAAATACTCATAGCGTTCGTGTCGAATATTTTTTCTCTGTTGCTCTGCTTTCTTTCTCAAAAGAAAGATTGTGTTGTACATTTCAAAATACTTCGCATGAAGTGCGGGAATATTTGTTGATTCTGTATGGAGGTTATCCATATCAATCTTTGCATCTTTTTCCCACACTTCTTGAAGTTTATCAAGATCAATCATAAAGGATTGCCACTTAAATCGGTTATATTGTAGATAGTATACTTGAAAGTTACGTCTGCTGTAAAGTATTGAACGTCCTCTGATGTAGCATCAAAATCAAGAGTTGACAATGAATATGGCCACAAATCTTGAAAAACAACCTGGAAGTTTGGATTAAAACTGCTGTTTAAAACTTGTAGAGTTGCATCGGAAAATAAATCCATACCTTTTTCCAAAGGTGGATTAACTGTTCCTGTTCTATCAATCATTGCATTTTTTTGCAAATCATATATCTCTTGTAAACTTTCTGGATATCCAAGTCCACGTATCCAGTTGTGTATCTCCATATAGTTTTCAAGATTTTCATCAACTAAAAATCTTAATGTAAAATCATCAAATAAGATTTTATCACCTGGAACGTCAATGTCTTTCAAGTACGTTGATTGATTTGCAATACCAAGTGTCATTGATGGAATATTTGCAGTATTCCCAAAAAACGCAACCTTTGGTGCTCTATTCAATGTAAATCTGAATCCAGTAGGAGAAAGAAAATTCCTATTGGATACTTGCTTATCGTATGGATTTCCAGTCATTTCATTCGCTTACGATAGTAGCATTCGCCCAATGCTTAGGTGTATATGTGACACCATTTTTGGTGACAGTAGTATTTTTGTCTGCAAGTGCTTCGTCTTCAGTTGCGTACACTTTTCTATCGGCATAAACATCAGTCCAAGTATTATCGGACTTATAGTAAACGTCACCAATAGATGAACTTAAGACACTACTGGTTTTGATATGGTAAGCCATTTTCTTAGTTTATAGTTATTTATTTACATAAAAAAAGGAGTCCCGAAGGACTCCCAGATAAACTCTTGTGAGTATGAATCACATGAGGTTCTTAACTGCAACACGTCTGTAGTAACGGTTTGCATTGAGGTTAAGAGCACCCAGTTGCTGGTTGGTTCCTTCCGCGAATGGGTTAGCAACAATACCATAGCGGGTCTTGAAGCCAATCTTGGGCTGGAAGGAGTTCTCACCAACGGCACGAACCATTTGGAGAGGAACATATGGGCAGTAGAAGATGCCAGCGTCATAAGGAGAAGAACCCTTATAACCGACAACGTAGTACTGGTTGCCAGGAGTTGCGTTAGCTGAAGTCAGGTTAGCAGCATAAGGATCGATGTAAACACGATACTTACCTTGCAGAACACCAGCGAAGGTGTTACCAGTGTCATCAACGTTCAGGTTAGCGTTGAGTGCAGGGGTGTAGTCAAGAACACCAGCCATGGTGAGAGCAGAAGCAACGTCTGCGGAACACAGGATGATGTTGCCCTTTCCTCTACGAGTTCTTTGTGCAATCGCGTTAGCGTCGCGCTCGATTTGGAACAGGAGACCCTTGAACTTCTCAACACTCCAACGTCCGTTAGAGTCGATGTCGAGGTCGAATACACCAGCGGTAGCGGTGTTTTGAACAGCGCCTTGCTCAGCAACCTTATAGATGGTTCTGATGACTTCACGGTTGATTTCAGCAAGAATCTCAGTTGACAGAATGTTTGCCAACTCAGCTTCTGCATTCAGTCCGTGAATTGCCTTCAGATCCTGTGCAAGCTCAAGGCTGTATTCTGCCTTCAGTGCTCTGGACTTAGCGGTAACAGTGACTTTCTCAATCGAGAATGCCATCTGGTTGAATGCATTAGCACCCGTATCGAGTCCTTCTGCACTGTCGGTACGCAGACCCTGGCCAACGTTATAAGGTGAAGGCTCGGTTGTTGCAGTACCAACTGGGTTCAGAACGGAAGGATTAGTACCAGACTGTGCAGTAGTACCGAAACCAACTTTAGGATCGGTGAAACCGTTAGCGTCGTCACGACCGAAGGGTTGACCCGAGAATGCGGAATCTGGCTCGTTGAAGAATGCTTCGTCGCCAGACTGAGTGCCGTAGCGTGAACGCATTGCGAAGATGAGTCCAGTAGGACCACTCATTGGTTGAACGCCAGCCAAGTCATAAGCGACAAGGTTAGGCATTGAACGTCTGATGAGTGAAATCAGAACGGGATCGAAACCTGCGGTAGGACCTGCAGCAGCAGCACTACCTGAGAATCCAGGAGCGCCAGCTGAAGAGCCAGTGCTATTGGTTGGTTGCTCCATGAGCATACCGCCATGTTCAAATGCGGATTGCTCGCGGAGGAATTTTTCTTGGTTTTCCAGCAGGACGGCGGTTACTGCTCTTCTGTGCGAATCTTTGATTGGATCAAGACCCTCATAGTTGAGGAGAGGTGCCCACTTTTCCTGCAGATGCTCGGATTGGAACATTTGCGTTTACCTAATAAGTGTACGTTTTTGGGTTTGAATTATATTAAATTCAATTATTTGCTAAAAGAACCCATGGTTCTCAGGTATGCTGACATTGAATTCGAATAGGATTCGGGAGCAACGTCTACACCCTCAGAAAGGGTTTCGGACTTAGCAGTTGAAGGTGCTGATTTGGAGGCAAAATATGACTCCTTCAGCGTCTCCAGCTTTTCACGATATTCTTCTTCACTTTCAAACTCAACACTTTCGGCAAGTGAAGCGAGCTTCTCTTTCTGAGTCTGTGCAAGACCTTCAGAGACTTGATCTAAGATTCCGTCAGCAACCGACTCTGCGAGACGCTTGTTGAGGGAGATGTTCTTCTCAATTTGCTCGTTGAGTTTTGTCTCCATATCATCAAGTTTTTCTACCATGCTCTCAAGCACATCATATTTATCTTCAGGGATTGATACATAATGATCTTCAAAAAGACCCTTCATTCCTTCAAGGAATGATTCGGTCATTTCAGTCTTGAGTCCTTGCTCAATAGCAAGTGCGTTCTCAGAGAACCATTCGTCTGAGACATACTCAAGATAAGAATCAACACGCTCAGCGAGTGATTCCTTCATTTCTTCTACTTCTTCTGCAAGAGCAGCAGCATATGCTTGCTCAAGCTCTTCCTTGATACCAGCAACCTTAGAATTGATTGCTGCTTCAAAGATGGTTTTTGCTTTTTCCTTAAACTCTTCGGAGAGTTCTTCGCCACCGAGAAGTGCATTAACATCTTCTTCGATGTCATACTCTTCAACGGTTTCTTCTTCTGCAACTACTTCATCAGTAGTCTCTTCTTCTTCCTCGATGACTTCTTCAGTCTCAAGTTCTTCCTCTTCCTTCATGCCCTTCATTGGTTCTGCTGCTTTAGCGCCTTTGTTTACAACATCACGAACTTGCTTAAGAGTACCACCAGGAGTCTTTAACTTAGCCGAATCATCATCGGGCTTATAGTTATCTGGGGTAGGTCCGCCAAGATCCTCTACAGAACCGAGTTGTGAACCATCATTTTGCAACTTAGGCATTCCTTCTGCGGGCTTAGCGCCAGCATTTACAGCAGTTTTGGATTGCTTAGTGCCTGCTTCCATTTCTTGTAATTGTTTACCACGAGACATTTGAACTCTCCGATGTTTCCTGTTATTAAACTATATTTATTTATAAATTAAGATATTTAATAAATCAAAGATTATTTAAGAAATCATTGAATAAGTTTAACTTATTCTCTTCAAGTGATCTTTGAGTGACAAGAGTGTTGATTTGTTTGTATGTTTTTGCAGCATATTTCTCACGAAGAATGCCACCATCCCATACCCACTCTTTTCCTTCCATGATACCTTCAACGAAAGCATCAGGAGCGGAAGGATCAGCAACGATATCAGCAGCAGTTGCTAACATAAAATCGTCACCAACAACATTGATTCCCTCTCT